ACTGGAAGATCTTCTAATAATTTAACAGGGTGTACTAGAGGAACAAGCGCTCCCTACAGAGGAGTTAGTCCCGTTAATACAACAGCGAGTGAACATGCAACAGGAGCAAAAGTATTTGGTGCATACAAAATAGCTACACTTAATGAAACATCTTCACCAGCAGGATATAATGATAGCACAGGTAGTCCAGCAACTACAACTACACAAACAGGTTTTACATTTGAGCTAGTTAGTAATGCTAGTAGCACAGAAACAGGAGGCGGTTTTCAGTGTACAATTGGACCGATAAATGATAGGGCTTAATTATGTCAGGAGTTAAAAATTATACTTATACTACATTAAAACAAGCTATCTTAGATTATGCTGAAGTAGATGATACTGTTTTTACTACAGCTATTTTAGATGGTTTTATAATGGCTGCTCAACTTAGAATATATCAAGAGCTTCCTATGGATTCTGAAAGATTTGTTCAAGAAGGTACATTAGTTACAAACGATAATACAATTAATGCACCGGCTGGATGTTTATTTGTAAGAGGAATTGAAGTTTTTGAATCTGTTGCTAATACAGAAGGAAACGGTAAATGGCTAGAGAAAAAAGATCAAACATATCTATCAGAGTTTGTTGATAGAAAATTTGGACCATCTGGAGACATACAGTCTCCTACAGATACTACTAATTCTGTAACAGGTTTTCCCAAATACTATGCGATGTTTGGTGGTGCTGACAATATTACAGATACTACTTCTGGAGGAATGTATTTAGCTCCTACACCTGATGCTAATTACAAATTTAGAGTTTATTATAACAAGTATCCAAATGGTCTTGGATCTGGAACTGATTTTAATGCTAATACATACTTAAGTACAAACTTCCCACAAGGCCTTTTATATGCATGTTTAGTAGAAGCTTTTGGGTATTTAAAAGGTCCAATGGATATGTTGACATATTATGAAAATAGATATAAAAATGCAATACAACAGTTTGCAGGAATGCAACTAGGAAGACGAAGAAGAGACGATTACACTGATGGTACAGTTAGAATACAAGTTAAATCTCCGTCCCCGTAAATTGAGGTAAAAAATTATGACAATAACATCGGCAATAGCAAACTCATTTAAGGTAGAAATTCTACAAGGTGGACATAACTTTAACGACGCAAGTGGTGCTCCTACAGGTAACACATTTAAAATAGCTTTATATGCTAGTGACTCAGCTTCACTTAGTAAATCAACAACTGCTTACGCAGCGCCTACGGACGCAAACGCAAAACCAACTTCAACACATGAAGTTAGTCAAAAAACTACTGACGGTGGTGCTACTGCAACAGGTTACGATGCAGGTGGAAAAGCTTTAACTGCAAGTGCAGATCCAGTTTTATCTACAGACACAGCGTGCGTAAAATTTAATGATATTTCTTGGACATCAGCTTCTTTTACAGCAAGAGGATGTTTAATTTACAACTCAACAGCAGTTACAGGGTTCACAACTGACAGAGCAGTCTGTGCAGTTAATTTTGGTGCAGATAAAACTGTAACAAGTGGAACATTCACAGTTCAATTCCCAGCTCAAACTGCAGGTAACGCAATCGTTCAGATAGCATAGGGAGTAAATCCTTATGGCTAACACTTGGAACCAATCCGGAACCACCTGGGGTCAAAATAGTTACGGTCTTCAAACTGAAGTTCCAGTTCCTATAACTGGTTTATCAACTACATCAACAGTCGGAAGTGTTTCAGCTTTTAATGAAACTGGATGGGGCCAAGATGGTTGGGGTATTGAAACATGGGGTGAGTCCGGTAATCTTGTTACATTAACAGGTTTATCAACAACATCTAGTCTAGGTGAATTATCTGCGTTTCCTCAACAAGGTTGGGGTAGAACACTATGGGGTGAAGAGCCTTGGGGTGAAAGTAATAACCCTGTTGCATCGCTACCTAGTCTTGTAGCAACAACATCTTTAAACGTACCTACTGAGTTTGTAGAAGTAAGACCTGGTTGGGGTACACTTAACTGGGGTGAAAATGGTTGGGGTACTGTTGAGTCAGCAGTATTTAATTTAACAGGATTATCTGCAACATCTTCTGTTGGAGCTTTAACTCCTGACGACATGGCTTTTGGAATAACTGGTTTAAGTTCTTCAACAGCTGTAGGTTCTTTAATTGCTAAATCAGATTTTAGCACAGTCCTTCCCGCATTTAGTTTACAAAGCACTGTAGGACTTTTATCCGCAGATGATCATTCAGTAGGTTTACCTGGTTTTTCCGCTACAAGTGCAGTAGGAAGTATATCGCCTGCAGATGTAATGGGTATAACTGCTCCGTCTGCTGCTCAAACTGCTATAGGAGATATTACTATTACATCTAATCCTGTTGTAGATTTGGTAGGTGTTTCTGCTACAAGTTCTTTAGGTTCTTTAACAATAGATAATATAACCCCTGCATTGTTAGCAGGTCAATCAGCCACAACAGCTGTAGGATCGTTTACTACTGTACAGGTTACAATTGCTACCTTAAATGGATTAGGTTTAACAGCTGTAACTGCTGTTGGAGAACTTACAACTACGGGATATGCTGACATTGACATTACAGGAAATACTACTTATAATGATGTTGACGTTACGGGAAATACATCGTATACAGACGTAACACACGTAGTTTAGGAGAAAAAAATTATGGCATCAACATATACTGATCTTGGTTTAGAACTAATGGCAACCGGTGAAAATGCTGGTACATGGGGAACAAAAACTAACGCAAATTTAAGTCTTATAGAACAATTAACAGGCGGTGTTTTAAGTTTATCTATTGCAGGTGGTGCAGGAACTCAAGCATTAACAATAGATGACGGTGCTTTAACAGGTACTGCTCAACACAGAATTATAGAATTTTCAGGAACAATAACTGGAAACAGAGTTATAACTTTTCCTTTAGAAACAGAAAATTTTTACGTAATTAAAAACGGCACTTCAGGTACACACACAGTTCAGTTAAAAGCTGTATCTGGTTCAGGTGCAACAGTTACTTTTGCAGATGATGATAAAGGATATAAATTTATTTATCTAGATGGTGTCGCAACAAACACTGGAGTTTTTGAAGCTTCTTTTGCAGCTCCCGCAGCAACATGGGCCGTTAAAACAGGTGCATACACAGCATCATCTGGTGATCAACTTTTAGTAAATACAAATGGTGGAGCAGTTACAATAACTCTACCCTCATCACCTTCAGCAGGAGATGAAGTTTCATTCATAGATCAAGGATACGATTTCAATACTAACGCATTAACTGTTGGAAGAAATGGTTCTAACATAGCTAATGCAGCAGCCGACCTAGTAGTTAATACGCAAGGCGCTGGTTTTTCATTAGTTTTTTCAGGAGACGCGAGTACCGGTTGGACATATAGGGAGAAATAGGCCATGGCTAATTACGAAGCTACTAGGTACGATTTCGACGGATCTAATCTTATCGATATTGAAGGTGTTAACACAGGTATTATAATACCGTGGACAACAACATCTGCACCAACAGGTTTTTTAGAATGCACTGGTGCTGCAATTTCAAGATCAACTTATTCAGCTCTATTTGCAGTGGTAGGAACTACATACGGTGCAGGCGATGGGGCTAGTACGTTTAACCTTCCAGATTTACAAGATAATGTTGTAATAAGTAAGTCTCCAGGAAAAGCTTTAGCTTCTACTGGTGGAGCAAATACTGTAGCTCAAGGTGGGAGTTGTTCGGGTACTTTAGCAAATCACACTTTAGTAGAATCACAATTGCCTTCACACGATCACCAAGCAGCATATGCAGCTCAAGCTGCTAATATTCAAAACACAATGGGTATGGGGCAATCTGCTACAAGAAACCCAACTACAACTTTTAACCAACCTACTACAGGTGGTGGTGGAGCCCACAACCACAATATAGTAGGACTAGGATTTACTGGATCAACAAACTCTGTAC